GCGTCGCAGTCCTCCGTGGCCGCGTCCTGGCACCGCTCGTAAGGGTGAAGTCATCTGGTGTCAAGTCATCGAAGCCAAAGAAGCGGAGCCACGAAATGCAAATCGAAACCCGGTCACTTTGCATCGACGACTTCAGCGAAGACGATGCGTTCCCGCTGCTTTCGGTCGAGACTCGCTGCGAAGGCGACGGCCAGCCAGAACAGAAGTGGGTCGTCGGCTACGCAGCCCGCTTCGGCGTGAACTCGCTCAAGATGGACGACTTCTACGAGCGGATCGACCCGAACGCTTTCAGCATCGTCACGGAGCGTCGCGGCCGGAAGTCGCCGCTTGAGACGCGGGCTCTGTTCAATCACGACCCGAACGTCGTGCTTGGCAGGTTCCCGAACACGCTGAAGATGAAGGTCGATGAGCATGGTCTTCGCTATGAGATTCTCATGCCGGAGTCCCGCTCCGACATCGTTGAACTCATCCAGCGAGGCGACATCCGTGGCTCGTCTTTCTCGTTCATCGTTTCGCCCGGCGGCGAAGACTGGAGCGTCGAAGAGGGGCGTTCGATTCGCACCGTGAAGAGCATCGCCTCTCTGGTCGATGTCGGCCCCGTGACCTACCCTGCCTACCCCGACGCGAGCGTATCCGTCGCGAAGCGTTCATACGAAGCATTCATGCGGAGTCAGAACAAGCCCCGCCGAGACTTCGTTTCCTTCGCTGGCAAGATCGCCGAACTGCAGACGTTCCTCAAGGCCCGCACGCGATGAAGTCTGGCGATCAATGCCAACGATGCGGGAAAGCCCAGATGGGGGCAGTGTCGAGCCGCGCCGCTGGTGAGTACCAGATTCGGTACCTGAAATGCCCGCGATGCGGCTGTTCTTGCCGCAGCGTAATCAGGGCCGAAAACGTCAGAAGGCGGGGCATCTGTTCTAACTAGAACAACCTATCTGGACGACATTCGCCGGACTCGGTTAGTATCCAAGCATCGCGGCAGGAAGAAGCCGCACACTCAAGTTCACTAGGAGGTTCCCGTGGCCGCTTCTCAAGTCAAGGTTCTGCTCGACGAACTCGCCAAGGTACTCGGCGAGATCGGCGCTCTCGAAGAGACGCCCCCCGCCGAAGGCGACGCCGCCGAAGGCGACATGCAGTCCAACGCGGCCGACGTCGCGTTCGAGACGGCCGAGAAGGTCGAGACCCTCCTGAAGCGAGCCGAGGATCTCAAGGCGAAGATTGCCTTCTACGAGAGGGCCGCCGAGAAGGAGAAGGAACTTCGCTCGGTGCTGGAGCGTTCGGCCCCGGCGAAGGCGATCGAGAAGCGTTCCGAGAGCAACGAGGAGTCCACCGTGGAAAAGCGTCACTTCGCAGTTCCGAAGGGCCATCGCCCCCTGAAGGCGTTTCGTGGTCCCGATGCCGAGGAGCGTGCGTATCGCTCTGGTATGCACCTGAAGGCGTACACCTTCGGTGACGCCGAGGCCCGACGGTGGTGCCAAGATCACGGCGTCGAGGCTCGCGCTCAGGCTGGCGGCACGAACAACCTCGGCGGCTACCTCGTCGATGACGTCCTGATGAACGAGATCATCCGGCTCGTCGAAGAGTACGGTGCGTTCCCGCAGTACGCCCGCCGGCTCCCGATGACCACGGACACGATGGTCGTGGCTCGCCGCGTCGGCGGCCTGACGGCCCGCCCGATCGGCGAGAACTCCGAGCCTGCCCAGAGCGACGTGACGTTCGACAACGTCGAACTTCAGGCGAAGATCTGGGGCATCCAGAACCGGATTCCCAACTCGCTGCTCGAGGACTCGGTGATCAACCTCGCCGACCTCGTGGCGGTCGAGACCGCTCAGTCGTTCGCCGAAGCGTTCGACAACGCGGCCTTCATCGGTGACGGCACGTCCGCTTACCACGGCACGACCGGCATCTGCACGAAGATCCTCAACTCGGCCCACTCTAAGTCGGTCGTGTCGTCTGCTTCGGGCAACCCGACGTTCGACACGCTCGACCTGACGGACTTCACGAACGTGATGTCCCGCCTCCCGCTGTACGCCAGCCGTAACGCCTCGTGGTACATCAGCCCCGCTGGCTACGGCTCGTCGATGCTCCGCCTCGCCATGTCGGCCGGCGGCGTCTCGACGCAGAACATCGAGGGCGGCTTCGGGAACACGTTCCTCGGCTACCCCGTGCGTCTGGTTCACTCGATGGAGTCGGGCCTGACCGGCACTGCCGGTAAGGTTCTCGCCCTCTTCGGCGATCTGGCTCAGGCTGCAACCTTCGGCGAGCGTCGGGCGGTTTCGCTCCGCACCTCGACCGAGCGGTTCATCGAGTTCGACCAGACGCTGACGTTCGCCACGACTCGCGTTGCGATGGTCGTTCACGACCTCGGCAGCACGACGGTCGCCGGCCCGGTGGTCGCTCTCGTGGCCTACGACGACTGAAGTTGACGAGGCTCTAGCGGGCCTCGTATGATGACGCCCACGGATGGGCGAGCGGGCAGGGACGCCCATCCCTACCGCTCGCCCATCTTCATTCGTGGAGGCACGATGCTCGTCAAAGTTGGTGACATGACTGCCGACGTCCGCGTTCACGCGGTCATGTCAACGCCTCGGTCTGGCTTCACGGATAACTTCTCCGTCTGGGCTCAGGCGTTCATCCCGCTCGGGATTCCGGTCACGAACCACACCGGGGCGTTCTGGAGCCAGGGAATCCAGAAGGCGATTGAGAAAGTGATCGACGACTGCCAGTACGTCATCACGGTTGACTACGACACCTTCTTCACCAAGCGTGACGTAGAGGCCCTCATGACGCTCAGCATGGCGTATCACTGCGACGCGATTACTGGCCTTCAGGTCAAGCGAGACAGCGGCCTGCCGATGATCACGATGCTCGGGTGCGACGACAACCCGCCCGAGTCCGGCAAGACGACGGTGAGCCGCGACTGGTTCAGCAAGCCCATTCAGCAGGTGGACGCGATGCACTTCGGATGCACCGTCATCAGCACTGCCGCACTGAAGCGGACCCCGAAGCCTTGGTTCCAGGAGTTGGCAGACTCAAGCGGCGAATGGGGAAAAGGCAAGACCGACGCGGATATGTTCTTCTGGCGTCAGTTCAGGAAGGCTGGGAACCGTGCGTATGTCACGCCGCGAGTGCTGCTCGGCCACGGGGAATACCGAATTTTGTGGCCGAACCAGCAAATGAACGGCCCGATCTACCAGAACCCTGCCGATTTCGTCAACAATGATGGCAAGAGGCCACAAGAATGTTGGATCACCCCCTCCACTACCGAAGCCTAGTCAGGCTCACGCAGCCTGCCATCGAGCCAGTCTCTGTCGCGGAGGCGAAGGCTCACCTTCGCGTTGACATCAGCGATGACGACGCCTACATCGCCTCGTTGATCTCTGCGGCCAGAATCTGGTGCGAGGACTACACTGCCCGCACGTTCATCACGACGCAGTGGCAGATGCGGCTCGACGCATTCCCGAACGTCATCGTCCTTCCGAATCCGCCGGCGTCCACGCTCGTGCAGGAAGTGACGATCACCTACGTTCCGAACGCGAGCGGAGCGTCCGTGGTGCTTCCGTCGACTGAGTACCGAGTCGACCGGCTGGCTACTCCTGCCACCATCGTGCCGCGTTACTCGCAAACGTGGCCGACCACGCTCGACGACTACAATTCCGTTTCCGTCACTTGGCGGGCAGGCTACGGCGATACCGCAGTGTCTGTCCCGACGCCCATCCGCCACGCGATCCTCATGCTCGTGGCGACTTGGTACGAGCGGCGTCAGGCCATCGACAGCGTGTCCGCCACGGAAGTCCCATACGGCGTCAAGGCTCTGCTCGACATGAACCGATGGGGGTCTTACAGGTGATCCGCCCCGGCGAACTCAACGAACGAATAACAATCCAGCAGGCCACCGAGAGCAGGAACGCACTCGGCGAAATGGTCCCGACCTGGGGATCGTTCGCGGTGCGATGGGCGAAGGTCGAGGGCGTGTCCGCACGTGAGTACCTCGCTGGCGGGCAGATGGACATCTCGATCACGCACAAGGTTCGCATGAGGTTCCTCGCGGGGCTGAATCAGAAGATGCGTATTCTGTATCGCGGCAGAACCCTTGAAATCATCAGCCTGCTGGAACACGACAACAGGACAGTCCACGAGTTGATCTGCCAAGAGGCGGTGTGAAATGGCACGAATCGCACAGGACGGCTTGTCTGCTGACTTTGAGCCGCCGCTCTCTGAGTTGCGCGAGCGACTCAAGACGTTCGGCACTTCGATTTCCGCGAAGTACCTCGGCGCGGCTCTTCGCAAGGCCAGCGAGCCAGCCTTGCGTTCTCTCAAAGCGGAGGTCGCCAAGCGTCGGCGTGTCACCGGCAACCTCGCTCGTGCCATCTCGGTCAAGGTCAAGCGTTACACGCAATCGGGCAACGCAGTCGCGTTGATTGGGTTCGCCGCTACGCCGTACAAGCAGATTCCAGACAAGGGCGGCGGAAACGGGAAGGATCAGGCTTTCCACGCTGGGCTCATCGAGTTCGGAACGAAGAACAGGAAGACGAAGGGGCCGTTCGCTTCTTCGTTCCTCTCCAAGTCCCCGGGCCGCTCAGCCTTCCAGATCAAGCAGGTGAAGAAGCCGAGCCGGGGGCGGTCCCGGGCTTTGTTCATCAGGCCAACCCTGAAGCCCGCCTATCCAAAGGCTTTTTTCAAGCGGACGGCCAACGGAGGCACCGTTGATCTCGGCAGCACTCCGGCGTATGCCCCGATTCGCAACGCGTGGAATGCCAGCAAGAGTCAGGTCGCGTCCGAACTGCGCAAGAACATGGAGGCCGCGATCGTGAACGCCGCAAAGGACTTGTACGCACCATGAGCCTGAAGTCACCAGAGCAGGTCATCTACGACCGATTGTCAGCGCATGCCGACACTGCACCGCTGATCGGCAACAGGGTCTACCCAATCGTCGCCCCCTCCTCCACTGCCATGCCGTTCGCGGTTTACCGCAGAACGGGCATCCGCCGGTCGCAGACACTTTCCGGGGTTGTCGGCGTCCCTATCGTGACTCTCGAAATCGGCATCTACGGAGAAACCTACAACGGTGTCCGCGAGGTCGCGGATGCCTTCCGCAAATGTCTGGACGGGTGGGGCGGGAGTTCGTATGGTGTAGAAGTGAAGCGAGTCTCCCTGACGGACGAGTCAGACGGGCTGGCTGCACTTGAGGGTGGCGAGGTGCCTCCCATGTATTCGGTCACTCAGTCCTACGAGATTCTCTGGCAGGAGACATAAGCATGGCAGATACCCCCCATGACGGTTCGGGCACGACGGTCACGTTCTCTGGCGGTTTCTCTGGCGACGTCACCGGGATCTCGTACTCCGAGTCCGCCGGCGGCAACAACGACATCGACATCAGCCACCTCGGCCAGACCGTGGGCGAGACCGCCCTGTCAATGAGTCGCCCGCTCAAGGGCGGCGGCGGCGAGACCGGCAAGGAAGTTCAGATCGACTACATCGGCTCCAGCGTTGTCGAGGGTGGCAAGTCCGGCACTCTTTCGATCACCGGAGGCCTTACGATCAGCGGTGTCGCCACCTGCACTTCGTCGAGTGTTACGCTCGCCGTGAACGACGTCATCAAGGGTTCGGCCACCTTCCGGGTTGCGTAACCGATGGCCGTTTACAGCCACGGCGTAACCGTGACTTGGGGAGGCACGACCTACGAAGAGGTTGTCTCTTGCGCGATCAGTGGCGGTGGAGACCGCCAAGGTCGTGACTCCCCGTGGGCCGCAAGTCAGGGCAGCCTGCAAGTCGGGTGCCTCAGTCCAACAGGCAGCGACTTCGGGCTCTGCGGCACGAGGGAGAGTCTCTCCGTGAGCGGCGGCGGCATCAGTTACTCTGGATTCGCCGTCCTCGGTGAAATCACGGCCGAGTGTGAACTCAACGGCGTGACACGCTATACTCTGTCCTTCACGTTATGTGACTAGAAACCAACAGGAGAGTTGCTCATGGCACTCACGAAAGACGCGATCATCTCTGCGAACGACTCCGGTCTCATGAAGGTGGCAGTCCCGGAATGGGGCGGCGATGTCTTCATCAAGGTCATGTCGTGCGGCGAGCGAGACGCCTACGAGAACGACTGGGTCGTCAACAAGAGCAAGGGCGTCGAGAACTTCCGCTCGAAGTTCCTTGCCCGCTGCCTGTGCGACGAGAACGGCTCGCTCCTGTTCACCGAGCAGGAAATCCCGCTCTTGGCGAAGAAGTCGGCCAAGGTTCTGTCTCGGCTCTGGCAGAAGGCGATGGATCACAACGCCCTGACGGACGCGGACGTCGAGGAACTGGCAAAAAACTAAATATCCGGCCGACTCTCAGGTTCGCTTTCCGGTTGGCCGGATTCTTGAAGATGACAGTGGGCGAACTCTTCACGCGAATGGACTCGCGTGAGTTCGCCTACTGGCAGGCTTACCACCGCTATTACGAGCCTATCGGCGGCGAGTGGGAGCAGACAGGTCTGGCAGTCGCAGCCTCTTTGGCTCCATACTG